AGGTAGCAACGCGGCCCGTGGAGCGCGACCCGTTCTTTGCGGGCCCGATGGGCTCGCAGCGCGGAGCGGTGCGCCCGCCCGGTGGCGGCGTGTCGGCGATGGGCGAAGGCGTGTCTGGGCAAAGGTCCATGGGGCGCAATTTGCTCAGCAACATGGAGGCGTGGGTGGCCACAGGCTTGAATGGTCCGTCGGGTCCGGTGGACCCGGAAAAGCTAGATGCCATCCAAAACTTCTGGCAGACCAAGGCCACGAACTACATCACGCGGCAGTTCGGGACTCCGGACGACCCTATCCTCAAGCAGATCTTGCAGGGCAACATTACGACGCCGGCGCTGGAGAAAGACTTCCGCAAGTACGCTATTGAGCAGACCAAGCAGGGCAAGACGAAGGTCAATCCTGTGACGGGCGAGGAGCGGTTCTTCCCGAAGTACCCGGAAGCGACCGAGGACTTGACCCGCAAGTATGACGAGATGACGGGCATCAGGCCGATGGTGTTCACTGACACAGGGATATTGGAGCCTGGGCAAAGTTACCTTTCTTCTAAAGGGTACGCCAGGGCGGCCCAAGCCAAGACAGCACTAGAAGACAAGCTGATTGAGGCGGGGGTGCGGCCGGAACTGGTAAACGTGCCTTCCGTCAACATGCTGACCACGCAGCCGGAAACGGGCAAATTGCTTTCAACTGCGTATGACACGACCGTGCCTGGCCAATTGCTGCAGGCATCTACGTTTGTGGGTCCGGTGCCCAAAGGGGGAAGGCAGCCTGTTTCAGAAACATTGCGTCGGGCAATTGAGACGGGCGAGCCCATCTTTGACATCAAGTTGCAAAAACCGCTGGAAGACATTCTCACGCCGCAGTACATCAACGAGTACTTGGCGACGCTCACGCCCAAGGAGATTGGTAAGACGCGGTTTGAGGACGTTGTCAAGGACTCCGCCAAGTTCCGGCTCAAGAAGTTTGAGATGGAAACGATGATCGCGGACATCAAGGCGGGCAAACGGGTCAACGAGCGGTTCTTTACCGAAGGCGTGAGTGCGCCGCTGTTGCAGATCCAAGAAGGCCCGCTGGCCGGATATGCTTGGAAGCGCATCGAGGAGTCCAAGGCCACGGTGCCCGAAGGCGCGTACCTTGGCCACTCGGTGGGAGGCTATGAGCTGGGCGGCCCGACATATTCGTCCCAAAAGCGCCAGGCCTTCAAGGACGGCAAGATGCAGATCTACACGCTGCGCGACAACCGCAACCGCCCTGTGACGACGGTAGAGGTGCGGATGGACGATGAGTTCTCGCCGGTTGTGACCCAGGTCAAGGGACAGGGCCGCGCAACGGGGAACACGGACCCGGGCAAGTACGGCAGTGCGGTGCAGCAGTTCTTCAAGGACGTGCTCAAGCCCACAAGCATCGAAGAAGACGACAAGTACTTGACGTCGGGCCTGCAACACTACAAGGCGCAGTTGCAATACGAGCGAACTCGCAGCAACACGCAAAGGCACCTGGAAGAGCTCCGGGACCTGGGTGGCGTATAAAGTAAGGATAGAACATGCCTATTGAAAAGAACGTCACGATTGACGACCTGCCTGCGGGCGATGTGGCCATCGAGGTAGAAGAGAACCTGCCTGACATCAGCGTCGAGTTTGACGCCAAGACGGGCGAGGTGGTGGTCGGCATCGGGCCGGAGGAGGACGACAAGGTCCCCTTCGACAGCAACCTTGCTGAGGTCGTCGATCCGTCAGTCTTGCAGAGCATGTCCGCGGAGTTGATGGCGCTGTTCGAGGCAGACAAGTCTTCGCGCAAACAGTGGGAAGACCAGTACGGCAAGGGCCTGAAGCTGTTGGGCTTCTCGTTCGAGGAGCGCACCAAGCCGTTCAAGGGCGCGTGCCCTGTTCAGCATCCCTTGCTGACCGAGAGCGTGGTGCAGTTCCAGGCGCAGGCGTTGAAGGAGCTGATGCCCGCGGGCGGCCCTGTGCGCACGCAGGTCCTGGGCAAGGAGACGCGCGAGAAGTTGATGCAGGCCGAGCGCGTGCGTGACTTCATGAACTACCAGATCACCACGGTGATGGAGGAGTACACGCCGGACTTCGACCAGCTGCTGTTCTACGTGGGCTATGGCGGCTCGGCTTTCCGCAAGGTGTACTACTGCGAGGACAAGGGCCGCATGACGAGCGCCTTGATCCTGCCGGAGGATCTGTACATCCCGTACAACGGTTCAAGCGTCATGAGCGAATGCGCGCGGATCACGCACCGCGTGACGATGCCCGTGAATGCCTACCGGCGCGCCGTGGTCCGCGGTCAGTACTTGGACACTGCCCAGGCGCAGGCCGTGGCCGAGACGTCGCAGAACGTGATCCAGAAGGAGCAGGACCGCGTCGTGGGCATCGTGCCCACGGGTGGCGATGACGAAGAGATCGTGCTGTTGGAGTTCCAGGTTGACTACGACCTGCCGGGCTTCGAGCACAAGGAAGATGGCGAGGCCACGGGCATCAAGCTGCCGTACATCGTGACCATCGATGAGGTCACGAATCACGTGGTGGGGATCCGCCGCAACTGGAAGCAGGGTGACGAGCTTTATCGTCGCAAGCAGTACTACGTGCATTACTTGCTGGTCCAGGGCCCCGGTGCGTATGGCTTGGGCTTCCTGCATCTGGTTGGTGGCCTGAGCAAGACGGCGTCGGCCGCGCTGCAGCAGTTGATCGACGCGGGCACGCTGGCGAACCTGCCAGCTGGCTTCAAGGCCAAGGGCGCGCGGATCATGAACGACGACATGCCGCTGCAGCCTGGGGAGTTCCGGGACATTGATACGGGCGGCGCGGAGATCAATGCGTCGTTGCTGCCGCTGCCGTACAAGGAGCCGAGCCAGACGCTGTTCGCGCTGCTGGGCTTCTGTGTGGATGCCGGCCGGCGTCTGTCGAGCATCACGGACATGCAGGTGGGCGACAGCAATCAGAACGCTGCTGTGGGCACGACGATTGCGCTGCTGGAGAAGGGCTCGGCCGTCATGTCGGCCATCCACAAGCGCCTGCACTATGCGCAGAAGCTGGAGTTCCAGCTCTTGGCGCAGGGCTTTGCGGAGTACTTGCCCCCGCAGTACCCGTACGACGTGCCTGGCGAGAGCCGCTTCATCAAGGCGCGGGACTTCGACGACCGGATTGACGTGCTGCCGGTGTCGGACCCCAACATTTTCTCGGTGGCGCAGCGCATTACCATGGCGCAGACGCAGCTGCAGCTTGCGCAAAGCGCGCCGCAGATGCACAACATGTACGAGGCGTACCGCCGGATGTACGAGGCCATCGGCGTGCGGGATATCGACCAGATTCTGAACACGCAGAATGTGGACAGGCCCAAGGACCCGGCCAGCGAGAACTCACAGGCGCTGGACGGATCGCCGCTCAAGGCCTTTGCTGGACAGCAGCACGACGCGCACATCATGACGCACCTGCTGTTTGGCATGTCGCCGATTGTGGCGTCTGTGCCACAGGTGGCGATGACGCTGCAAAAGCATGTGTTTGACCACATCCGCCTGAAGGCGGAGGAGGCCGTGGAGGCCGAGTTGTTCCAGCAGTACGGCACGGACCCTGAAAAACTGGTGTCGGCGCTGCAGCGCGAGGCGATGGTGGCCCTGAAAGTGGCCCAGTACTTCCAGGAAGTCAAGCAGTTGCAGTCGCAGCTGGCAGGCGACCAGAGCGATCCGCTGGTGGAGCTCAAGAAGCAGGAGATCGCCCAGGCCGGACAGCGCGATCAGGCCCGGATTGCAATGGATCAGCAGCGGTTGGCCTTTGACCAGCAGCGGGAAAACAACGACGTGGCCATCGAACAGGCCAAACTGGCCCAAAAAGGAGCACAAGATGCGCAAAAAGCCCGCCAAATTGGCACCCAAGGCACCTAAAGAAGGGCCTAAGACAGTCAAAAACCCGACTGACAAGCCAAAAGTGTCGTATGTATATCGAAAAGACGCCTTCAATAAGGTGAAACTGGCGTGAGTTTGGTGCTAATATGCACCGCAGCCTTCGGACAGGGGCCTATCTGTCTGCTTCATGGGGATATCCATGCTGGAATTCACTGAAACACTGCTGCATGAGATTCGTCGGTTGCGTGAAGACACGCACATGATGATTCTTACGGGCGGTGTTCGCGACATGGAGCAGTACAAGTTCCTGATGGGTCGGTTAGAAGGCTACAAATTCGTAGAAGAAGTGATTCACTCTCTTTTACGCGGGGCCGAAGACTAACAAAAGGACCTTTTAATGGAAATGACTGCTTTGGAAAAGAAATGGGCCGAAGAGAAAGAGGCCCATGAGCCAGTTTTGGACGATGCTTACACGTCAGACGGGAGTCTGAGCGTGGAAAAGCTGGAGGAATCGGTTTTAGACCGCATTCCTAAGCCAACAGGCTGGCGAATTGTCATTCTGCCGTACCGCGGCGCTGAGAAAACCAAGGGCGGCATCGTCCTGGCCGATCAAACTCGGCAGCGCGAGCAAGTGGCGACGGTCTGCGGGTATGTTTTGTCGGTTGGCGACCTTGCGTACAAGGATGAAGCCAAATTTCCGAATGGAGCGTGGTGCCAGAAGGGCGACTGGGTCATTTTTGGCCGTTACGCCGGTGCCAGGCTGAACATTGATGGCGGCGAGATCCGAATCTTGAACGATGACGAGATCTTGGCGCGCATTCAAGACCCCGAAGACATTCTTCACCTGTGAGGTAGCCCATGGCAAATACTGTTCCCGACACCCAACTTGAATTTGACATCGGCGCGGACGAGAAACCGGCCGAAATCACCCTGGACGAGCCCACTGATTCGTCCAAGGCGCCCATGGAGACATCCAATTCGGCGCTTACCTCGACTTCTGCCACCCAGGCAGAGCGCGAAGAGCTGGATCATGTCAGTGACGCGGTGCAAAAGCGCATTGCCAAGCTGACGGCCCGCATGCGGGAGTCCGAGCGCCGCGAGCAGGCGGCCTTGGAGTACGCCCGCGGCCTGCAAAGCCAGGCGCAGGAGCTTCAGCAGAAGTTGGTCCACACGGACTACAGCCGCCTGAACGAAGCGAAGACCCGCCTGGAGACGCAGCAGGCCACGCTGAAGGCCATCATCAAGAAGGCCCGCGAAGAAGGCGACATTGACACTGAGACTGACGCCAATCAGCGGCTTTCTGAGCTGGTGATGGAGCAGCGGCAGGTTTCAGGCTGGCTGCAGACGCAAGAGCAGCAGATTCGTCAGCCTGCTCCGGCTCCGCAGCAGGCCCCGCAGGCCGCTCGGACGCAGGCAGCGCCTCCTGCGCCTTCTCCCCGTGCGGAGGAGTGGGCCGCCCGCAATACCTGGTTCGGCCAGGATCGTGTGCTGACCTACGGAGCCTGGGGCATCCACCAAACTCTCGTGGAAAGCGAGGGGTTTGACCCCAACAGCGACGAATACTATACTGAATTGGACCG